TTACGTAGTAAAACATAAGCTTTTATATCTTGAGCTGTGTGCCCATTTTTATTTATTACAATCATCATTTACCCCCTGTAACAATAAACCCCACTGATTAGCTTTTAAATCCTCCGTTTTATCCGGATCTATCCAATAATTTTCGTCTACACAATTCAAACAAACTGGCTTTTCATTTTCCATCTCAAAACACCAAAAACAGAAAATCTCTCCGCATTTTGAGCATTTTTCTACCCCGTGTTTTGGATTTATTATGTTGTTACAATTTTGACATTTTTCCATATTTTCCTCCATTTTATATCACATAACGCTAAACACGCGTCTGTTAACAAAACCCATATGTATATTTTAATGAAATTGTTAACAAAAGTCAAGGGTATCTGTTAAAAATTAAAAAATTGTTAACGAAAGCCTACATTTATGTAGGAAAATAGGGGAGCTTATTTGTCCTTTTTGAATTTAGAATGATTCTAAATTTAAGGCTAAATTCGCCTTTTTTTTGATAAAAACCGTTAACAAAAATGAAGAAAATCGAGAAAACCGTTAACAAAAATGAAGAAAACATTAACAAAAAGTTATTTTTTTGAGAAAAAGGGCTTGATTTTGAAGGTTTTTGTTTGAATTGATTTTTGTATTTTGATTTTTGTTTAATTCTCGATAAAATAATGAAAATAGGGTTAATTGTCTTTAGTATAAAGAGATATGTTGAAATAGAGGGGTTTTGCGTATATTTCATAGGGTTGTTTTGTTATTTTATAGCTGTTTTTGAATAACAGAAGTGTAACACAATAATTATTTATACCAGCGGCTATAAGGAGTATATTTGACTCCTGTTATTTGTTATTTTTTTTTTTTGAAAGTTCTGAACTGCCTTCTAGTCGATAGCTATATACTCCTTATAGCAAAAAGTTACTTTTAGCCTATCACCTAACGGTTTTTTGAAAAATCGTTAACAAAGTCATTAACAAAAAAGAGTAACAAAAAAGTTAACAAATATATGTGTTAGTTGTTAGGTGAGTAATTTTCGGCACCCCCCTATTTTAGGGATATTTTTTCACAAAAAACTTTACAAATACCCCCTATGTATGCTAGTATAACAAGTATGTTAAATTACCCTATAAAATTAACTAGGATTTTTATAAAGCAGTTTTGTGAGAATATTGAAAAGGGCTCTAGAATAAGCGGAGCAATTGCTTTATCCGATGTATGTATGACAACATATAATAAATGGATGAAAAAGGCGGAAATGGCCCTTGATAATAATAATTTGAAAGCGGCTATTGAAGATTATCCAATGGAAGTTGAGCTAAAACAAGCTGTAGACAAGGCGTTTCAAAGAAGAAAGCTAAAATTAGTAAAAGTTATTGACGATACAGCAAAAAAGAATTGGCATGCAGCTAAGTGGCTATTGACAAAAGAACATAAAGATGAATTCGGAGAAGACAGCAAAACATCAAATGATGTATTAATTATAAAGCCGACAATAAGGGGCCATGCATGAAAGTAGTTGTAGATTTTTCTGAAGTTTACGATTTCATAAATAAAATATACCGCCCTTATTTATATGACCATAGATCTGTGCAGGTTTTTAAAGGGGGCGCGTCTGCAGGCAAGTCTTATTTCATAGCACAAAAGATAATAATTAACATTATATCAGAAATAGGCTATAATGTATTGTGCGTTAGAAAAGTGGGAGCTACTAACCACGACTCTACGTTTAGTGAATTAAAAAAGGCCATTTTATATTTAGGTTTAGGTAAAGTTTTTAAAATAAATGAAGCTAGAGGAAAAGAAGAAATATCCTGTTTGACAAATGACAATAAAATAATTTTTCGCGGACTTGATGATCCGGAAAAAATTAAATCAGTAACCTTTGAAACAGGTCCTCTAGCTGTTATTTGGTTAGAAGAGGCAAGTGAGGCAACAGAAGATGATTACAATGCTCTTGACTTTAGATTAAGAGGTATTTGTAAAGTACATAAACATTTTATATTATCATTTAACCCCATTGATAAAAACCACTGGATAAAACATCGTTTTTTTGATAGAGAGTTAGCATATGCAAACGGCTTTATTTGTGAGTCAACATATTTAGACAATGCTTTTCTAACAGACCAGGACCGAGAGAAAATTGAATCTTATAAAGATATAGATTATTATTATTACATGGTCTATGCTCTAAATGAGTGGGGCGATAGGCGACAAACATCTGTGTTTAATAATCTTAAAATACATGACTTTGATATTCCGGAATATATGTTTAATCATATTTATCATGGAATGGATTACGGCTATAATGACCCCAATGCTTTGGTACGCATGGGTTATATCGATAGAGAGTTATATATTTGGAAAGAGTTCTATGCTCACAGAACAACTAACAAGGAGTTTATTAACTCTGTGATAAATGATGGTTTTGAAAAAGATTATTCAATTGTTGCTGATTCGTCGCATCCAGGGTATACGGAAGAATGGAACAATAACGGATTTAGTGTTTACCCAGCGGTTAAAGGTAAAATGTCTGTAACAAAAGGAATAGACTACTTAAAAGCATTACCCGCTATTCATATACACCAGGCTCTATGTCCCAACACAGCAAGAGAGTTTTTAAACTTTAAGTATAGGGAGTTTAAAGATAGAATAAGTGACACCGAGTATGTAGAGTTAGATGACCATACTGTAGCGTGTACACGGTACGCTAATGAGCAATTTTTTCTTGATAGTATTAATAAACCTGTTTTTATAAGAACATAAGGAGCACTATGGGTAATCCGATAAAGAGACTATTGAATACACTATATTATCCTCAGAGAGATAATTTAAAAAAATCCCCTGTTAGGAATGTAATGAAGATAAGAAAAATAAACGCAAAAATACAAGCTCTAGAAGAGGGAGCAAGAGACGTGCTCAATACAACAATAACAAATACACAAACTGTAGCAAAAGTAGTAGATAAAAATAATTATAAAACATATAGTTCACAAGTTGATGCTGTATACGATATGTATAGAGCAGAGACAGATTATGGTGGTGAGTATTTAAGGGGTATAGTAGACACAAGAGTTGCGTTTATCGGCGGTGAAGGATTGAGCATAGCTTCAACAAATAAAGCTACGGAAGATTATATAGAAAGGTTTTTAAAGTTCAATAAACTACACGGTAGTCGTTTAATGACTATGATACAAACAGGTGAGATGGAAGGTAAGAATTTAGCTATATTAAGGCCAAATAGGAATAGGAAACATATAAGCGTATCCTCTTTTTCATGGTGGTTAAACAAATATACAGTAGATTTGTTTAGAGATGAAGTAAAGAAAATTGTTTATATTGATAAAGAAGGGGATGCAGAAAAAACAATATCTCCAGATAGCGCAGTCTATGTAAAAATAGGCGGTTCAGAGTATAGTATAAATGAAACACCTAACAGAATACACTGTGTATTGACAGATATAGAAAATGCATCAAGAGGAAAATATGATTTAAGAAAGAACACTGATTTATTTGGTAAAACTATGCCTACTTGGCAAACAGAGAACAGAATGGAGGCAGATTCAATAAATAATGTTGTATCTAGTAAAGAGTGGGAGCCAGGGTTGGGTTATGCGGGAACCGCCAAGTTTTCATTAGTTGAACCTAGCGGTAGAGCGGCTGAGATGGCAAAAATGGATATTTTAATGGCACTCAAAGCAGTCAGCACAACTACAGGAATTCCTATTCACTGGTTGGCCTGGCCGGAGTTAATGAGTAATAGGGCAACGGCTGAAAATATGATGGAAGCTATAGCAGCGGCCACAAAAAAGGACCGCTTAATATGGGAAGAGGCGTTCTATGAAATTATTTTAAAATCTATGGTACTTGCTGTTGATGAGGGTTTTGAGGACAGTAATATTATAGCTGATTTTCAAGTAAAACTTCCTCTGATTAGTACAGCTATGGTTAAAGCGTTATCGGACACGTGGGCGCCGTTACAACAAATGGATGTTATATCTATGGAGTCATTAAGGAATAAAATACCAGGCATAAACCCGAGTGAAGAGAAAGCCTTTATTGATAGTGAAGAGAAAGAGAAGGTAGAAAAGTTTACACAGCAACAAGATACAGTTATAGACGATAAATTAAGAGAGGTTAGAAAATGAAAAGATGCAGTGTTGTTATGAGGACAGTTTCTTCAATAGCGGGTTTAGAAAAGTTTTGTCAATATATAGACACTAACTATGGGCCTACTAAAAATATGTCTATTGTTGAAGTGGGCGCCTTTGCTGGAGATGGTACGGTAATATTTGCAAAATAT